ATAGAGGGCAGATCAGTTTTAGCACTTGAACCATGTTAACTACCTCCTTTTAGTTAAATCACATAACCTAGCAATCAATCTCGTAACCTGTTACTTGAAAGATTAGGTTACTGTATTGAGGAATTAATTGAAAGATTAAAGCCTTACTAAATATAATGAAGAAAGTGGGAATTTATAATGATGAACAAAGTGATTTTAGTGGGACGTACAACTAAGGTAGCAGATTTAAGATACACACAGGAAGGAAAACCGGTAGCAACTGTTGACTTAGCCGTACAACAATCTTTCGTTAATAAACATACTGGAAATCGTGAAGCTGATTTCATTCGTGTTGTAATTTGGGGTAAACCAGCTGAAACACTTGCTAACTATGTGAAAAAAGGTCATCAAGTTGGATTTACTGGAAGAATTTCAACACGTAACTATGATGGACAAGATGGTAAAAAAGTATATGTAACAGAAGTTCTTGCAGAAGAATTAACGCTTATGCCTAATGGGGAAAAACAACAAGCATAATAATTAAATAGAGGGTAGCTTAATTGCTACTCTTTATTTTTTAAGTTAATTGACGAGAAGGATGGGTGGATATTAACTGTATATACTTTCTTAGATTGGTTGTATTGATGGAATTATTGATAGGAAAACAAATATCATTTGAAGAATATGTGGAAATACGAAATAGGTTGAGAGAATATCATGGGAGGTAGATGGAAATGAAATATACAGAAGAATACATCAAAGGTTTTGCAAATGGGTTTGTTGATGCGCTTGTTCTATGCGGAAAAATAAATGATGAAGATATTGATAAAGTTAGAAAAGAAGTAACGGAAAACCTTTTAAAAGAAAATGAAACTAAAAACATTGGTGAATGGTAGGAGGTAGAGGGAAATGGAATTTAAAGAATTAGTTGACATAGTATTTAAACACTATTATATGTTTGATGATAAAACAGAAATTAATTTAATTACAAAAGAAGGTAAAACTTTCAGGATGTATCATGAACAAGATTGTTGTGAAACAGTTTCAATAGATGATATAAATGGAGATTTAAACGATATTGTAAATGAACCTATTTTACTAGCTGAAGAAGTTAGCAATTCAGGTGAAAATGAATATGGAACAGAAACATGGACATTTTATAAATTGTCAACTATTAAAGGAACAGTTGTTATAAAATGGTATGGTGAATCTAACGGTTATTATTCTGAAGATGTTAGTTATGAATGGATGTAGGAGCTAGAGGAATGAGTAGATCATTAAATATATAATCCTATTTTAACTATATTTAACATATTGAGATATTTAAGATAGTTGGGTAATTTATCCAACTTTTTTATTAAATAAATGTTGACGAAAAGTCAAAGGATGTGATATAATGAAATTACGTTATTAGGAAGGGATCGAAAATTATGGGTAAATTAATTGATATCAGTGGTAAAAAATTTGGAAGACTAACATGTTTAAATATAGCTGGAAGAGATAAAGGCCATGTTACATGGCAGTTTAAATGTGATTGTGGTAATATAAAAACATTAAGAGGTTTAGACGTAAGACAAGGGAAAACGCTTAGTTGTGGTTGTTATCAAATTGAACAAACAAAAAAAGGCTAACACGAAAAATAAAAAGTCCTTTAAGTAATTTGAAATAATATACACTCTACTAATCCTACTACTAATCCTACTACTATACGAAAAGAGGAAATAAGTTTGGCTAGACGTAAGAAAAAGAAACAACCTAAGTTTACTATATCTGAAAAAGATTTAAATGAATTTAAAAGATTGCAGAATAACGCAAAAGCAATGATTCGTTCTAGAAAGAAAAAATATGGTGTTGATATTTCAGGAGAGATTGACCTTAGAAAAAGTATTACTTCTTTTAAAACTCGTGCTAGTTATAATGCTTGGAAAGAAGGAATGAAGAAACTAAAGTATAGAGCAGACTTGCAGATAACAGAAACACAAGGCGTTATTGCAAGTAAGAAGCAAGTTCATCAATCTAAGTTAGAAGTCAATAGAATGAAAAAGAAGTTAACACCTGTTGTTGGGAAGAAAGACACATATAAGAATAAATATGGTGTGGAATTTAAACCAAAAGATTTATTGAAATTGAATTTACAAACTAATGTGGCACGTGATATGGAAATTAAAAGACAACAGTATCTTGAAAGTTTACCAAGATTTGATAAGAAAGGTAATCGAATCAGAGATACGAGAAAAGATAAAACAGAAGGACAGGTTATTGTAAGAGATAAGTTTGATCCAACTAAGTTAGATACAAATGTAAAAGTAAAGATTAGACAAGAAAATTTAAAACAAGTTTCTGATCCTGAAAGATATAGTAGAAGGGATTC